TCTCTTGACTTCAAACTATATATATTTTTAATTGCGTTTGTTTTCGCAATTTAAAATACTTAAGGAATATATAACATGCCTTTTAAAAGACGTCGTCCGCTCCGCCGAAAGTCTGCTCCCAAGAAGACTGCACGTAAATCAAATGTTAGAGGTGTTTCTCTCGCTGTTAAAAAGTATGTAAATCGAACCATTCATATGAACATTGAAAACAAACAGGTTCAAAGTCAAGTTAGTTCTACTTTTGGGAATGTTGTTAATTCTGCTACTCTCAATGTTAGACCTCTTACTCCGTATCCCGGATATATACAAATTTCACAGGATGTAACTCAAAATGGTCGCACTGGAAATGAGGTCAAGGTAAGAAAAGTATTGTTAAAATACGTTTTATATCCACTTAAATATGGTGAGAATAATAATCAATTAGTTCCTGTAGAAATTCAACTTTTTATAGGTTATGTTAAAAATAGTTCTGGTTTGTTACCAAACTCTGGTGATTTTAATGCATTATACCAATATAATAATACAACCAATCCTATTTTTGGAGACCTGTTTGATTTAAATCAAAAAATCAATACTGATTACTGGGTAATTAAGAAGTATTGGCGTCATAAGTCGGGTTACTCAACGATCATTGCTAGTGACACTGAACCCGCCGCCAAACCATGGGCGAGTTATGCAAATAATGATTTTAAATTAAATATTGTAAAGACTTTAGATATCACGAAAATTTATCCTAAAACTTTAAAATTTAACGATGTTAGTGATACTCTACAAGGTCAAGGTTTGTTCTTTTTCTATCAGGCGGTCGCCGCCGATGGTTCAATATTACCAGGTTCTCAAACTCCTGCAGTAATAAATTGGCAAATTGACGTATCATTCGAAGATGCGTAAGCGTATATCGAATACAATCGAATATCGAATATTAAGTATATTCGAAATTCAACACAGACGCGGGGGAGACTATTACCCCCCGAGTGTGTCAAACAATTATAATTGTTTTTTAAAAGGACTTAAAGACACAACACATATTAATATATGACAATGTCAGAACAACGTTCTCGATCGTGGTGTATTACAACCAATAATTATTTAGAAAAAGATTTGTTACATCAAACTGACGTCCAGTATCAGATTATGGGAAAAGAAGTAGGTGATAGCGGAACTCCGCACCTACAGCAATTTGTGTATTATACAAATGCTCGCACCTTCAAATCAGTGCAGAAGTGTTTCCCAACTTCACATATCGAGAAATCTAAGGGAACTCTTGACCAAGCAATTTCATATTGTGAAAAAGAAGGAGATTTTACGGAGACCGGAAAACGACCAGAAGATAAACGCGGAAAAGTTAATGAATGGGCAGAAATCTTGCAGAGGATTGAAACAGGTTCCAGTTTAGCAGAAATCACACGTGATTTTCCAGAAGCGTCAATCAGGTATGCCACAGGTATCAAGTCGATGTATGAAATGCATAGACCTAAATATAAATTTGATATTTTAGCAAAGTATGGTAAATACAACCAATTACAACAATTTGTTATTAATTATGTTTGTGGAGAAATCCATGACAGACATGTTTTATGGATTTATGATAGTCAAGGTGGTGCAGGAAAAACCGATTTAGCAAACCACTTGATGAGTAACAACAACTTCAAAGTTTTTGGTAACGCAAAAACTGCAGATGTAGCATATGCTTGGGATGGAGAAAATGTAATTTTCGATTATTCCCGCTCACAGGAAAGTTGCATCAATTACGGAGTAATTGAGGATGTCAAGAACGGCAGGATTTTCTCCGGAAAATACCAATCTGCTGTGAAACTTTACCCCCGTCCTCATGTTATTTGTTTTGCGAACTTCCACCCGGATTTGAGCAAGATGTCCACCGATCGCTGGTTGGTCTATGAACTCACCAACTCCACCCTCCACAATATCTCCCCCGCGTCTGTTTGAATTGTCTCTTGACTTCAAACTATATATATTTTTAATTGCGTTTGTTTTCGCAATTTAAAATACTTAAGGAATATATAACATGCCTTTTAAAAGACGTCGTCCGCTCCGCCGAAAGTCTGCTCCCA